TAAGCAGTGAGTTTGACGATGTGTCATACTGGTGTGATGAAGTAAACAAAGCAGAAGAGGATGTATGGTTAGTATATCCCTGGGAGAATGTAGGACACTATGGCTAAAAAAGGAGAAGGAATACAACAGCAACCTAATAACATCGATAATAACGGTGTGTATCTTTTAATGGATCAAATTACGTATGCTAGTTGCAAAGAAGCAATTAAATGGATAATGAATCATAATTTAAGTGATAATCCATTACCACAATTAACAATAATAATTAATTCACCGGGCGGAGATGTTCATGCCGCTTTTGCGTTGATTGACACAATGAAGGCAAGTTCGATTCCTATTAAAACAGTAGGACTAGGATTAATTGCAAGTTGCGGATTCTTAATTTTTATTGCGGGTACTAAAGGTAAACGTATATTAACACCTAATACAAGTATTCTATCACATCAGTACAGTTGGGGTAGCAGGGGTAAAGAACACGAACTGTATGCTAGAGTAAAAGAGTTTGAACTATCAACTAATAGAATGATTGAACACTACAAAAAGTGTATTGGTATGACAGAAAAACAAATACGTGAAATTTTGTTACCACCACAAGATGTGTGGTTGTCGGCACAAGAAGCAAAAAAACTAAAAATTTGTGATAAAATAGAAGAACTGTACTAATGCGTGAAGACTTGATGGTACAACAACAGGTGAAAAATGTATGGCAACACATGGTTGGTGTCATCTGTTTAAATCAAGTTAATAGACGTCAAACTAAACCATTGCTTACAAAATTCTTTAAACGATGGCCCACAGCAAATAAACTATTGCGTTCAGCAACTATTCCTATGCTGGAAGAGTTTTTAGCACCATTGGGTATGCAAAAGGTAAGAGCAAAACGCATTTATAAGATGAGCATACAGATAGAAGATTGGGATGGTAACGATGCTACACAACTTTATGGCATTGGCAAGTACGGTAGTGACAGTTACAGAATCTTTTATAAAAACGAAATACCCAACGATGTTCAGGACAAGGAACTTAAACGATACATTACAGAGGAACTAACGTATGGCCACGCTTAAAGAAAAAGAACAGTTAATAGAAACTATTAAAAGACCTGATAGATACTATCGTATCAGCATTTGGGGTTATGGTAGTGAAATGGTATGGAATAGAGTTTCCAAAGAATGTGCTGATTGGTGGAACTCACAGGAAGATCTATCAGCAGAAGAATACATGAGTGATCCTGAAGAGTTTGTAAAAGAACACACTATTCCAGATTTTGCTGATTTCCTAGCATTTAAAAATGACAAGGGAGAAACTTATTATAATGGTTGGCATGAACCACCGGAAGAAGCAGGACATTTTTGGGGTGTGTCAGATTCAGGTGCAAACATTACCATAGAAGAACTTGAGTCTTCCGAGTACAATGCTCCTGTAATCGAAACCATAATCGATGGTAAGGACTTTCATAATGCTATTGACGAAGATGGTATTGAATGCACAATTGAAGATGCTGATGCAGTTATTCCTAAGGGTTGGTATGCACAAATGATCAGCAGTGAAAAAGGAACTTTCTTTGATGGTGTTTTACATTTGGTAGGTCAAACATTTGATCCAACAAAACTTATAGTAGATCAAAACACTATGCCTAACGATGAAGTTTATATTCAGGGTGTTAGATATGGTGAAGAAGGAAAAGAAGTAGATGTTGAAAACAACGGTGGGGACACCAGAGGTAAAGGTTATACAATTCATTTTTATGAGGAAACATATGAGCCACCAAGTCGTTAAAGAATTCAAAGACGTTCCTTGGACTGACGTACTGATTGATACCCGAGACTTTACAGTTTTTAAAGATGGATATCCTGTTACAGAAGGTCATGTCCTATTCGTGCCTAAAGTGGAAGATTGGGAACACTTGGCAAAGTGTTATAAGGCCGCGTATGCTTGGGGACACGATTGGGTACAAAAGGGATATTGCGATTCATATAACATTGGACAAAATGTTGGTGTAGAAGCAGGACAAACTATTATGTGGCCGCACGTACATTTAATTCCAAGACGTAAGGGAGATATGGAAGATCCAAGAGGTGGTGTTAGACACGTTATTCCAGAAAAAGGAAATTATAGAAAATGAACATTTATTGGTGTAGAGCAACAGAACCTATGAATTCACCGGGGCACATTAGTGAACTAAGGTATCCTGCTCCTATAACTTTAATTAAGCATTTAGATGTAAAAGACTTTCTAGGAGAAATGGCTTATAGATGCACACCAGTAACAAATGAAATGAAAAATACTATTGTTATTAAAGCACCTATAGATATTTCAATTAATATCCTGCCCGATGGAAATTGGGATATACAAGGTCAAAGCAATGAATTTGTTCAACACTTCTTTGGTGCTCCACAAGGAAAACGTGGTTTACATCAATTAGCATTTTCTTATTACTTCTTTGCTGAACAAAGTTTGGAAGCAACTCAATTACCTGCTTATTACGATCTAAATAGTTTTACAAGAAATACAAGAGTGTTAAGTGCTACATTTGATATTGGAAAATGGTTTCATCTTTGGAAACCAACATTTTTAATTAATAATGATGCACGTCAACTCATAATTAAAGAGGGTGATCCGTTAATTTACATTCGTTTTAATACCAATGATAAAATCAATTTAATTGAATTTGATGATGCTGAAATGCGTTTAATGGCAGAAAAACACCCAAGTTGGATTTGTAGTACATTAACCAAAAATACGTTTGGTGTGGTTCCTTTAAAGAAACTCTACGATTACTTTGTTAATGCTAATATGCAAAAACGAGTTTTGAAGATAATAAAAAGAAATATTGTAGAATAGACTTGACAAAAACCTAAATATGTACTATATTATATAGTATAGGAGTTGAATAGAATGAAATTAAGATATAGTGAAGCCTTTTATAGCATACAAGGTGAAGGTCGATATGTAGGAGTTCCTAGTGTATTCTTGCGTACCTTTGGTTGTAACTTTCGTTGCATGAACTTTGGATTACCGAGAGGTACTCCAATGCGTGAAACAGGCGTTAAATATAATCCAGAAGTAAAAAAACTTTTGGACGAAGGTATTACAAATAAAGTAGAAACATTTGAAGACCTTCCTATTATTCACACAGGCTGTGATACATATGCAAGTATCTATCCTGAGTTTAAAAAATACATGAAGGATCATGATGTTGATCAGGTAGTAGACTATATTCTTAGTTTAACTCCTGAAGGCAAATGGACTATGTCAAACGGACAGGATGTTCATTTTATTTTAACTGGTGGGGAACCACTATTAGGATGGCAACGACTCTATATAGAATTATTTGAGCATCCTAGAATGAGAGACTTAAAAAATGTTACATTTGAAACAAATACAACACAAGCACTTAGAGGAGATTTCAGAGAGTACCTCGGATCTCAAGATAGAATTAAAATCACTTGGTCGTGCAGTCCGAAACTTTCCGTTTCAGGAGAGTCTTGGGGTGATGCGATACAGCCTGAAATTGCTTTATCATACTATAACATACCTAACAGTGATATGTACTTCAAGTTTGTTGTGGCTGATGAACAAGACGTGGACGAAGTTTCTAAAGCGGTTGGTCAATACCGTGAAGCAGGGATTGATGTCCCTGTATATGTTATGCCCTTGGGTGGCAGACACGAAGAATACACGCTCAACACAAAAGGAGTCGCAAGATTGGCAATGGAGCGAGGGTGGCGTTATACCCCCAGACTACACGTCGACATCTTCGGCAATGCGTGGGGAACATAAAAATTTAAATGGAGAAATTGACAAACTAGAAGAAATGAGAAAACGAGGAGCATTATGATTGATAAACTAAAAAACTTGTTTGCTAAAAAAGAAAAGCCTGTTAGTAAAACTGTTACTACAGATGCAAAAGCAGAAGCAACAAAAAAGAAACAACCTTACATAACAGTTGTTAATGTTGAAATGAAAAAAGATAATCCACGTAATGGTTTCTTTGAACTGGACTGGAATGAGTATTTTGTTCGTGATCTTAGATTAAATGGTTATCAAGGTGATAGCGAAGAAGAAATTGTAGATGCATGGTTTAAAGAACTTTGCGGTAATATTGCAAAAGATGAAGGTGTTGCTAGTGACGATAATCCAATGGGTGCTGGTTATATCAACACTAAAAAAATTGGTGATAATAAATCAGAGGTAAGTTGATGCTCCAGACTTGGAAAAGTTCTCATCCACAAACAGAATTTGCACCGAGTTGGAACATACCTTTTTGGAACTCTGTGTATACAAATCCTGCAGATATTGATTTTGCAAGAGAATGGATTATTAATAATGAAAAGAAAATTATCGAACAGTTTAATGATCCAAGTCACAGAACACACGGCGATGGCGGCACTGGATTAGGCAGTGATAGTTTGACCAGTAAATATCCTTATTTTAATTTGTTTAAATTAACTAGAGATATTCCGGCATTTAAAAATATTTTTTCTTTTATTAAACATCAATATGTTAAATTTATTGATGAATATTCAAACGGTAAAGTAAGAAACTGTGTTTTTCTAAGTTGGGCAAATGTAGTAAGACAGGGTCAAGAATTTGAAGCACACGATCATGGATCAGGTGAGTATGCATATCTAAGTGGTAATATGCATTTGGACAACTACAAAACGAGTACATTATACTATTGCCCATTTAACGAAAAGAATGTAAAATTGTTTAATAATGTAAAAGGTGGATTAACAATCTTTCCTAGTTATGTTAAACACAGTGTTGAGAAACATACAGAAAATAAAGAAAGAGTAAGTTTAGCATTTGATTTATATGTTGAAGGTGATAAATTTACAAACGGCAACGAAATAGAATTTATAAAGGTTTAGTAATGACATACATACTTGTAGACACAGCAAATACATTTTTCCGTGCTAGACACGCCGTAAGAGGTGATGCTGATATTAAGATAGGTATGGCCTTACACGCAACCTTTGGAAGTATTAGAAAAGCGTGGAAGGACTTTGACGGCAGTCATGTTGTATTCTGTTTAGAAGGAAGAAGTTGGCGTAAAGACTTTTATGCACCTTATAAACGCAATAGACAGGAAAGTCGCGATGCACTAACAGTAGCACAACAAGAAGAAGATAAAATCTTTTGGGAAACCTTTGACGAATTTAAACAATTTGTTGAAACTAAGACAAATTGCACAGTATTACAGCATCCACAACTAGAAGCAGATGATTTAATTGCAGGCTGGATTCAAGCACATCCTGAAGACGATCATGTTGTTATTAGCACAGATGGTGACTTTGCACAATTGATTGCTCCTAATGTAAAACAATACAATGGTGTAATGAAAATAACAACTACACACGAAGGTTATTTTGATGAAAAAGGTGCTCGTGTTATAGATAAAAAAACTAAAGAAGAAAAGTCTGCACCTAATCCTGAATGGCTGTTGTTTGAAAAATGTATGCGTGGAGACACAAGTGATAATGTTTTTAGTGCATATCCGGGTGTTCGTGTAAAAGGTACAAAGAGCAAAGTCGGTTTACAAGAAGCATTTGAAGATAGAAAGTCTAAAGGTTATAACTGGAATAACTTAATGTTACAACGTTGGGTTGATCATGAAGGTAAAGAACATCGTGTGCTAGATGATTATAATCGTAATGTAGTACTTTGTGATTTAACTGCACAACCAAAAGATATTAAAGAATTAATTAATGTAACAATAGCAGAGGGTATTTCTGCTAACAAAGATATTCAACAGGTTGGCGTAAGACTTGTTAAGTTTGCAAGTAGTTACGAACTTAATAGAATAACAGAACAAGCACAAAGTTACGCAGAACCGTTAAATGCAAAATATGGAGGAAAATATGCAAGCCAAGCCGTTAGTGCCTAATAAATTTTGGATCGTGCAAGATAATGGAAAGAAAGTTGGGACCTTGCAGAAGGACACCAATTGTTATTATTTTGTGACTAAGATGGAAAAAATTAGGTTTGATACAAAAGAAGATATTTACAGTACTTTTGGTAATGACTTCTTTGAAGAAATAGTTAAAGCAAAAACAAAAAATCAAAAGGTTTTAGAAGTGTATGAATATCCTACTTCAACAACACCTTACAATCCTTTATATGATGTAAAGAATGCGTTACCTTTGTACAGCAAAAGTAGAAAGTCAAAAAGCCTTTACTGTGCTGGTTATTATTGCATTAAATTTGCTAAAGGATGGGTTAAATCATTTTGTCCTAAACTTATTACACTACAACGTTACGGATACAAAGGTCCGTTTAAAACTGAATTCGAAATGAAACAGGTACTATCAAATGTCTCGAAAGCCTCTTAATACAGTTGCTATTGAACAGTTTCTTGATTCTGTTCGTATTGCTACAAAAACACAACAAAAAGAATTAATGCTGTCAAAAGACACATTTAAAGCACTAGCAGACTCTATTGCAATGGTGTTAGCACGTCTAGTTGAGTTACAGGACGCACAACCTAAACAAGAAGAAGCAATCGACGTGCAAATGGATGGCGGATCTTTCTAATATCAGATAAATATATACGTAGTTAATTTAAAGGAATTACGTATAATGAGCAGACCAAAGCCAACTATTTTGTTAGATCATACTGACAAGAATACTTACAAGACTGAACAGGTGCTTCAGGCTGATGCCATATGGGCAGTTTTTTACAAAGGAAAACCCTTTAATCTAAAAACATCAAATATGGTTTCCCCAGTACCAGGTCCAAAATATAAAAAAGTTAGTTTTTCTAATCCAGGTCATGCACATAATCTAGCAAAGAAATTAAATGCTATGTACAAAGTAGAGGATTTCGCTGTTTACAAATTAACTACAGGCGAAAAAATTTAGATGGATATTAAGTATGCCTACACCAAAACCTTTATGATAGGTGCTGGTGAAGAAGACAAATCACCTGAAGCAATTAAAAAGAACTATATGCTTTGGTGGCAGAATACTAGAGAAAAAGGTGCTCAGGGTATGCGTCTTACAAGGCAAGGGTTTGAGTATGCAACCGATAAAGCAGAACTTCAAACATATGAAATTGGATTTCCAAACGAGATACAATTTACTCCTCAAGTATTCCTTTATCTAGACGAATTTATTGACTGTCCGTATTTTGTTACAAAGAAAAGAATCTTTGTTTTTAGCGAAAAGATGGCACTACAACTTATGATGTTTGCTGGCGATATCAAGCAATATGGGTTGGCCCGTGCAATGGCTAAAGAAATTTCCGCAGAATAACACCTCATTTTGGACAGTTTTTTCCAAAATTAATTTGGAAAAACAGTTGACAAATCCCTGTTTGATGTTATTATTATATTATAGTTAGTAACAAACAAAGAGAGGTCAATAATGTCAAAAACAACTGCAACAACTGAAAGTCGTACAGTTACGCCTAATGAAGCGAAGACGGCTGTACAACACGCAATGATGCTGAAGCGTCCCATCTTTTTATGGGGTCCTCCAGGCATTGGTAAATCAGATATCATCAAACAAATTGGTGATCAACTAAATGCTCACGTAATCGATATTCGTTTATCGTTGTGGGATCCAACAGATATTAAGGGTATGCCTTATTATAGTGCAAACGATAACACTATGAAATGGGCACCACCTATAGAACTTCCTGATGCCGAATTGGCCAAGAAGCATAAAAAAATTGTTTTATTCTTAGATGAGTTGAATTCAGCGGCTCCGGCTGTACAAGCGGCGGCTTATCAACTTATTCTTAATCGTAGGGTTGGTACTTATGTACTACCAGACAACGTAATGATCGTTGCCGCAGGTAACCGTGAAACTGATAAGGGTGTAACTTATCGTATGCCGGCACCATTGGCTAACCGTTTTGTTCACTTGGAAATGCGAGTGGATTTTGAAGACTGGTTGGTTTGGGCAACTGAACACAAGATTCACCCAGATGTAGTTGGTTACTTGACTTTTTCAAAACAAGATCTTTATGATTTTGATCCTAAGTCAAGTTCACGTGCATTTGCGACTCCTCGTTCTTGGAGTTTTGTGAGCGAACTTCTCGACGACGACTTGGCAGAATCGACATTGACAGACCTCGTGTCAGGTGCAGTCGGAGAAGGGTTGGCAGTTAAGTTTGGTGCTCACCGTAAGGTTGCTTCAAGTTTACCTAATCCAACAGACATACTTAACGGTAAAGTTAAGTCTATGGAAACTAAGGACATCTCAGCGATGTACTCACTAACAGTTTCTATGTGCTATGAACTACAAGAGGCTTTTAAGGCAAAGGCTAAAGATTGGAATTCTATGGCTGATAATTTCTTCGGCTTTATGATGGACAATTTTGAAACTGAACTTGTGGTGATGGGTACTAGGGTGGCTATTGCAACATACAAGTTGCCGTTCTCACCCAAAGATCTTAAAAACTTTGACCGTTTCCATAGTAAGTATGGGAAGTATGTACAGGCCGCTATGGCGTCCTAACTAACTATAGAGGGGGTCTTCGGATCCCCTCGCTCTATTAGAGGTTGCTATGAGCAGACATTTTTTCGAAAGACACAAACAAGGTTATGCAGGTATAAAAAATTCTGTAACCACAACTTGTAAACTTCCTTACTGCAACGAGCAATCATCTAAGTACAAAGGAGCAGGCTCACGTCTTTGTGAACACCATCAAGGCTTACTAAGAGAGTATGGAGGTCCTGCTAGAATGGATCGTCCGTGGACATTTAATAAGAAAAGGTTTTGCGAAATTTGTGGACATAATCCATGGGAACATCCTAAAGTAAAACTAATAGAAGATGAATTAATTCGTGATCGTGTTGCATGGGGTATGTTATTTGTAGATCATATTGAAACGCAAAGAGACGGTGGTAGCCATTGCGATCAAAATACCCAAACACTTTGTTTGGATTGTAATATGATTAAAAGTACACTTGCAGGAGATCTAGTTCCTAAGAAATTGTACAAGGACGAAAAAGAATATTATAGAGTATTAGAACAATTAAAACCACATTATAAAAAAGTATTTGATGCAAATTAATTTAGATATATTAAAAACCAGAGTTTATTACGGATTAAAAACTAATAATCTTGATTCCGAAGAATGGGAAAAGATTATGTGTGATTGTTTAGATGCAACACACATTCCGGGTGACAAGTATCTTGCAGACGGAGTTTATAATACTAGCAATCTTAATATCAAAACAGTTAATTTTAAACCCCATATTAGAAAAAACACACCAAGCAGAGATTTTGTAAGTCATCCTGAACATTTTAATTCTGTTCTTGAACTTGTACAACGTAGAGTAGGGTTACCTCATTTAAACGATATGATTGAGGATCCTGCAATTATTGGTAAAGAAACAATAGATAACTTTAAAAAGTTTGAAGCAGAAAGTTTTGCTAAATTTAAAACAATAGATACCAAAGATATAATTGTTCGACACGGTATTGACCGAACACAAACAAAATATATTGTTGATGTTTTTATAGAAGATCATATTCATCCTGTTGCTAAAGAATTAGAATGGCGTGAAAATTTACACGGTCCTAATAGCAAATATAAAGGACGACAAAGTGTAATAGGTTTTAAAGAGGGTAAAAAAATTGTTTCTAGGAATTCTAGTGGAACAGGCAGACAACAAAACTGTTACATAATTCATAGAAGTATCGAACGTTTTAAACAACGAGAAACTATAATATTACCTATTCCTAAAGTAATAAAATACGATCATAAAAAACTTCTTGAAGAAATTTTATCAAAATCAGTTGACGCATAAGTTATAATCATCTATAATAATTACAGTTGCAAAGGAGAAAAGTGTGCAAACTGTAGATTTAAAAAATTGGTTGTCTAATAATGTAGATTGGAACAAGTATGTAACGCTTGTAGATCAAATTGGCGACGAACTAAATGAACGTAAACTTCGTTTTGATAAAAGTGATTTGTTTGAAAAAGCATTAGAATTGTTCAGCAATCAAGATCTACAATACGTAAATCAAGAAGGTGTTGATCATATTGGACCAAACGGTATTACTATTGAAATGAAGTACAGCGACGGATGTTTGTTTACTAGGAAGAAGAAACAACCTAAAAAACACGTTTCAGATCTACAACTTATGAACTCGCGAGGTAGCAGTGAAGGACGAACACTACCAGAATCGTATGCACAATTTCTGTTAATTTGCGATAAAGATTCAGTAGCAATTATATCCAAAACGGATCTTATTCCTTATGTAGTAGATGCAGGTGACGGATTAAAAACGTCCAAATTACCAAGTGAAAAGGTAGAATATGTATTCAAACCGGGAGAATATAAACCGGTCAAATTGGAAGAATCTAGGTCCTATTTACAAGCCAAAATGAATATGCAACAGGCATTTTTATCACAATTCTAGGTTGACAAATACCTGTTTGATGCTATACTATAAGTATAGTTAGATAGGAGTTAAAAATGTCACAGGCAACAACCGCAGTAGAACAAAGCATGATCGAGGGTAAGATCTACGAACGTAATCCTTCAATCGACGGTGCTAAAGTAAAAGAAAAATTAACAACGGCACGTATTGCCTTGTTAATTCGTCAACCATTTTTTGGTAACCTTGCTACACGTCTTAAGATTATCGATGCTACTGATTGGTGTTCAACGGCCGCAACAGACGGACGTAACTTCTATTACAATGAAAACTTTGTTGATAGTTTAACTCAAAAACAAACAGAATTCCTATTTGGACACGAAATCCTACACTGTGTATATGATCACTTTACACGTAGAGATGATCGTGATTCTCAAATTTATAACATTGCCGCCGACTATTGTGTTAACGGTGATTTGATTCGTCATAACATCGGTGAAGTAATCACACAGGTTAAACCCTTTCATGATCCAAAGTATTACGGTTGGGCATCAGAGGCTGTGTATGATGACATCTACAAAAAGTATGATGAAGAACAACTTAAACAGTTGGGTAAACTTCTTGACGAACACATTGATTGGGAAAAAGGCAAAGGTCAAGGCCCCCATGGCGATACTAAAAAGCCTAAAGGTGCTGATGGCAAGAAACCTTCTTATAGCAAAGAAGAACTTAAAAAAATTCGCGATGAAATTAAAGAGGCTATGGTATCAGCGGCACAGGCGGCTGGTGTTGGTAATGTTCCTAAAGGTGTAGCACGAATTATTAAAGATCTTACTGATCCTAAAATGAACTGGCGTGAACTGTTGAATCAACAGATTCAAAGTGTAATGAAAAGCAATTATACTTTTATGCGTCCTTCACGTAAAGGATGGCATACTGGTGCTGTACTGCCAGGCATGGACTTTGATCAAACAATTGATATTGCTATTGCACTTGATATGTCAGGATCAATTGGTAGCAAAGAAACAGAAGATTTCCTAGGCGAAGTTAAAGGTATTTGTGATCAATATGATGATTACAAAATTAAAGTATGGTGCTTTGACACTGAAGTTTATAACGAACAAGACTTTACTCCTGATTCTGGAGAAAGCATTGTTGACTACGAACTTCACGGTGGAGGCGGTACCGACTTTGATGCTAACTGGAGATACATGAAAGACAATGGTATTGAACCTAAAAAACTTATTGTGTTTACAGATGGCTATTCATGGAATTGGGGAGACGAAAACTACTGTGATACTATTTGGGTAATTCATTCTGATAAGTCAATTGAAGCACCTCATGGTATTACTTGCCATTATGATTTACAGGCGGCTTAATGAGACTGTTAATTGATAATCCAAATCCATTAAATGTTTTAGACATGAGAGAATTAAAATTTTGTCCGGAGCATTTTACCAAACTTATTGTCCAATCTGATAGTTGGTTGATTCAGAAAAATATTGACCAATGTCGTACATGGATATATAATAATCTAAGTGGAAGATATTGTATAGTGGAAGATTTGAAACTAGTCGACAACAAATTGGAAACTGTATTTCAGATTGGCTTCGAAGAAGCATCTGAATCCACTATGTTTAGTTTAGGGTGTCCAGTTTTGCATGGCACCAACATTAAACTAGTATAATTAATAATACAAGGAGTTATATCGATATGACTGAAGAAGCAAAAACAAACAAAGCCGAGCAACAAGCGGTTGATAAAAATCATCCTGCTAATCCGGCAACCCCGGCGGCACCTGATCTCACAGTAAGTGATTTACAGGCCTTGAAAACAATCATTGATGTTGCTCAATCACGCGGTGCTTTTAAGGCGGCAGAAATGGCAGTAGTAGGTAACACATACAACAGACTAATGCAATTTTTAGACGCAGTAAAACCTGCACAACCCGAAGGTACACAAACACCTGCTCCAGCAAAAGGTGATGCGACAGCAGAAGCAGTTACTGGTGTTCCATCCAACTAAGGAGAAAAAATTATGGCAAAAGCAGTTAAGCACGTTGGAATTTTAGATAAT